CGTTCGGAGGCTCCTGTTGGAAGCAGGCGTGCCCTACACGATTGAGAACGTGCCCGACGCCCCACTGCGAGCCCCGATCACTCTGTGTGGGTCCATGTTCGGCCTCGGCGTCTGGCGTCATCGGAATTTCGAGACGAGTTTCCCAATTTTAGCGCCGCAATGCCGCCACGATCTATGCCCACGCCCGATCGATGTGACCGGCACGGGGAGCGCGCAAATATCGGCGCGCAAGAAGCCGACCGGTGGGCAAAGCCGGAAGCCGCGCAATCTCGCCCATGCCGCCGAGGTAATGGGGATCGACTGGATGAGCCGGCGGGGGATTTGCCAGGCCATTCCGCCCGCCTATTCCGAATTCATCGCCCGCGCCTATTTGCGGACGCTTGATTCGACCACCCATAAAGAAAGGGCGGGAATGACCCCGCCGCAATCTTGATTGCCGCGCCTACCCGTGCCTAGACTTCCGCCATGTCAGTTAGCGCCGCTACGCGTCGTAGAAAGAAAGTGGAGCGTGCCCTTACCGCGCGCTGTGCTTCGCTTTGCGTGCGGGCGCACGCTTCGCTCAGCGCGCTACCTCTCAGCATATTTCCCGGCCAACACCGCAACAGGTTGCTCAGGCGCTTACACGGTGACGGTCAAAAGAAAGGCCCCCGGTTCGTTGGTTCGATCCCCGGGAGCCCGCGCTGCTTGGTCAGGTGAACGATTTATAAAGCGTTCATACCTCAGGTGTCAAGAGTAGCGTGCTCGATTGGAACCAGTAGCCCCGCCAGAGGCCCTAATTTCTGGCTAAGTCCCGGGGTTAATACCTCCGGCCCCTCGACTGGCCGTCCGCGGCCTGAGAGATAGCGACGCACAAGACCCCTAGACTGCTCGCCCCGGCAAATTCAGAGGGCAGGGAGCGGACCGGCCTCCGATAGGGTGGTGAACACCCAAGGCAGCGATCGTGATACGGGACTGTAACTGCGGACTGCTCAGGCCGTGTTCCCTCTTTTTATCGGGAGGGAGGCAGTACGGAGGACGGAGCTATGCTATAATGACAGTCTCAGAGGTTTTTGCACAAGGGAACCCATGCGAAAGGCATCACAAACCCCGCTGACACACCGTCAACAAGCCTGTATCAACATGCTCATGCAGGGGCACTCGATGGAATCAATGGCCAGAGTTTTAGGGATTGGCGCCCGCACGGTGCGGTTTCATCTCGATATGTGCCGCCAAAAACTGCAGGCGGTGACGCTCCCGCAACTTGTCGCCAAGTACATTTTGGCGCAGAATGGACAAACGGGAGATCCCGCAGAATGACGATCACAATCACCCGCGAACGCATCGAAAGGGCCTACGCCCTGATTTCACAGCGCGTCCAGGCAAACCAGCGGCCGCCCACGAACTATGAGATAGCTGTGCACATCGGCGCCGGCGCCAGAAAGTACGCCCCGGCATGGACTAAGCCAGAAGCCGGATCCGTCCTTGTTCGCGCATGCGAGATGATGGGGCTAATCGAGGTTGACAGAATTGGCAGGAATAGGCGCGTTATCAGGCTCACCGGGGAGTTGCCTGTTTTTCATGGGAACAGGAAGTAACAGTTTTCGCCGGATCAAGGGTTTAGGTCATTTTGAATGGCTGGCGTCAAAGGAAGATCAGGTAAGAAGCTTGACAGCATTTGGGGCGAAGCGATTCGGCGCGCCATCAAGCGGCGTGAGGACGACGATCCGCGCGCGATAGAGCGCTTAGCCAGTAAGTTGCTCGACATGGCGGACGGGGAAGGCCCGCAAGCACTCGGCGCCCTCAAGGAGATCGGCGATCGACTGGACGGGAAGGCGGCGCAACAGATGGTACTTTCCGGCGTTGGGGAGAATGGCTCAATTCCAATGATCGTCACGGGGGTACGTAGGCCCGGCGATGCAAGTGATTGACACGGGCTACGAAGCACGCCCGCAGTTTGATTCTTTCCATGCAAGAACGCAGCGGTGGTCGATCATTGTGGCCCATCGGCGCGCCGGCAAAACAGTGGCTTGTGTGAACGATCTGCAGGACGCGGCTTTGCGGTGCACCCTGCCGGAGCCGCGGTTTGCCTATATCGCCCCGTTTTACGCGCAAGCTAAGGATATTGCGTGGGGCTATCTCAAGAGGTTTTCGTCGGTCATTCCCGGCGCCGTTGCGCATGAGCAAGAGCTGCGCGTCGACTACCCCAACGGGGGCCGCGTCAGGCTCTATGGTGCCGACAACTATGAGCGCTTGCGCGGGATTTACTTAGACGGTGTCGTCCCTGACGAATACGGCGACATGGATCCTCGCGTGTGGCCAGAAGTCATCCGGCCGGCGCTTTCGGATCGCAAGGGGTGGGCGGCGTTCATCGGAACCCCAAAGGGCCGCAACCACTTTTCGGACCTGTGGAAGCAAGCGCAGGGCAACCCGGAGTGGTTCACCCTTATGCTTAAGGCGAGCGAAACCGGCATAATTCCACCGGAAGAACTCGCCGACGCCCGCGCATCCATGTCGGATGATCAGTACGCCCAGGAATTCGAGTGCAGTTTTGACGCCGCTGTGGTTGGCGCCTACTACGGCAAACTCATAGAGCAAGCCGAGTTGGCCGGGCGTATCGGGAATGTTCCGTGGGAGCCTCAATTGCCCGTCAACACGTGGTGGGATTTGGGGGTGAACGACGCAACCGTTATTTGGTTCGTCCAGTATCTCGGCCGGGAAATCCGGGTGATCGATCACTATTCCGCATCGGGCGCCGGGCTCGACCACTACGCCAAGGTGCTCAAAGAAAAGCCCTACGTGTACGGCCGGCACGTTCTGCCGTTTGACGTCGAAGTGACGGAACTCGGGACCGGGAAAAGCCGATACGCCATGTTGGCAAGCCTTGGGATTCGGGCAACCGTGTGCAAGCGGCACGAGATCGAGGACCGCATTAACGCTGTCCGGGCCAATCTGCACAGGTGTTATTTCGATACGAAATGTGCTATCGGTATCGAAGCGCTGAGACAGTACCGCCGGGAGTGGAATGACAAGCTCAAGGCGTTCAAAAATAACCCGCTTCACGATTGGACTTCGGACCATGCCGATGCGTTTGGGTACGGAATCTATGACTACCGGCCTGCAGAGGTGCAGTGGGTCAACGGCAAGCCGCAACACATACCGGGCATCGGCCGGGCGGCACAGGCGAGGATGGATTAAGTGAAGATCCAAATGAACGACAAGCCAGAGAACATCCTCAATCAACTCGCTCAGATGGTAGAGGATGCCTTGCAAAAAGTGACGGACGCGCGGCGTGAGGTTGACGACTGCAAAGAGACGCTGCGCCTTGTGCGGCTTAAGTGGCACGGGAAGGCGGGCGCAAAGGGGCTCCTAATTTTCGACGACGAGTTTCGCAGCTTGGTCCCGGCCGCTGTCGTTACCGCGCTTGATGATGCGGGGTTTCTGTCGGTTGAGCAGGTCAGGACAGCGACTAACAAGGAGCTTCTTGCGCTTGACGGCATAGGCAGGGCGCGCCTTAAGTCGCTGCGTGCAGTGATTCGGGCTCTGTGAGTGGTTGCCCGGCCCGCACGACACGCCTATGCGTGTGCGCCTGATGCGGCCTTAGGCAATAGTCAGCGAGTCAAAACCCCACTATCCCGCGCGCATGAGCGGATTAGAGCCTTTATTGGTTGCTGCACTCAGTTCTACCGCAACCGCTGGGACTGTCGGGGCCGCTGGCACAGCCGCAGCGTCTGCGGTAACGGCCGGAACCGCTGCAGCTACTGGTGCCTTGACAGTTGGCGAGATTGCAACCGGGCTCGGCGCCCTTGCGTCAGTTGCTGGCACTGGTGCGCAACTTCTTTCTGAGCCTCCTAAAATAAAGTCGCCGGCCGCACCTACGCGCGACGAAGCGCAGTTGGCTGCAGACCAGCGCGCGCGCGACCTGCGAAGGCGAGGGCGAGGCGCAACGCTCCTAACCAGCCCGCAAGGGCCTAGCAACCCGGCCACGCTTGGCAGCCCGTCACTTATGGGAACTGGATAATGTCGCAACGCCTTGATCTCCTTTCGAACGCGAGCGCAACGCCAAGCGTTTACACGCAGGCCGTCGGCGGCCGGTACATCTGGACATGCGAAGGCACGTTCGGCGGCGCCACGCTGCAGCTTCAGGGCAAAACCGCAAACGGAACTGCGATCGATGTTCTGGGCGCCTCAATGACAGCAAACGGGGCTTTGGAGGTGATGATCGCCGACGGGAGCGAGTTGCGTGTGACCGTGACGGGCGGGTCGCCTAGCGCGCTTTATTCCTACCTAGTCAGCGTAGGAGCGTAAGCCATGACGGGGGCTGTCGTCAGGTCGCTGCAATTTAGTGTTCTGTCCTACGCGTCATCGACGGTTTCCGGCGCGGCGGATACAAACGAAAATATCCTAGGAACAATTACAGTCCCCGGGGGTATTCTTGGCCCGCGTGGGATTCTGCGGATCACATCTTTTTGGACGATCACTAGCAGCGCCAACAACAAAACGATTCGCGTGAGATTCTCAGGAATCGGGGGCACTCAGTACCGAGCGCTTGTGTATACAACGTCAGCATCCGTGGTGGAGCCGACCTATATTTTCAACAAAACGCTGACAACGCAAGCGGGTTCGGCGCAAGCGCTCAATATCGGGCTAGGGGCCGCCAACAATGGGCTAATAACTTCGAGCGTCGACACATCAGTCGCAACCACGGTTGTTTTGACAGCGCAAAAAGCGTCAGCGGGGGAAACAATGACGCTTGAACATTGGGTTGCTGAGTACATGCGGGGCTAGACGATGTACAGCGTCGAAGACCTCCTAAAGCATCACCAGCAGCTGGAAAACGAGCGGTCTAGCTTCGATACGCTGTGGCAAGAGGTTGCCGACCGCGTGCTACCGGATCACGGGTTTTTCAGCACGACTGAGCGCACGCAAGGCGCCAAGAACACGCAGAATCAGTACGACTCAACGGCCCAAATCGCGGCGGAGCGGCACGCGTCGGCGATCGATAGCCTTATGACCCCGCGCGGGTCCAAGTGGCACAGGCTCGTCGCGAGCATCACGGATCTCAACGAAGACGACGAAGTGCGACAGTATTTCGACGTCGTCGAACAGGTGCTGTTCCGGGAGCGCTACAGCCCTCACGCAGACTTCGCCGGCCAAGCCCATGACGTGTATTTGTCGGGCGGGGTGTTCGGAAACGCTGCGATGTTCGTTGAGGACCGCTTAGGCGGCGGGCTGCGCTATCGTTCGGTGCCGCTGGCGGAGCTGTACTTCTCCATTAACCAGTGGGGTCAGGTCGACACGATTCACCGCAAATTCAAGCTGACCGCGCGGGCGGCGGCGCAACGCTACGGCGACGCGCTTCCAGAGGAAATCTCGAAATGTGTGGAAAAGGAGCCGCTGCGCAAGTTTGAGTTTTTGCACTGCATCAAGCCTAACGAGGACCGCAAAGGCGTTGTTGGTTCGGGCTCTATGCCGTGGCTGAGCTATGAGATCAGCTTGACCGGAAAGCAGATGCTCCGTCAGGGCGGGTATCAGTCCTGGCCGATGCCGGTCTATCGCTATCAGGTGGCGCCCTCCGAATGGTACGGCCGCGGCTGGGCGTGCCAGGTATTGCCGGAAATCAAGATGATCAACGAGGCCCGCAAGGCGATCATCAAGGGCGCGGAAAAGGTCGTTAACCCGCCGCTGTTGCTCCACGACGAAGGCGGGCTTTCGGTCGGAACGAACGCCAAGGGCATGACCCCGGACCTGCGCCCTGGCGGGCTCAACTATTACGGGGTAAATGCAGACGGCCGGCCGCTCATTCAGCCGCTCGTGACCGGCGCGCGCGTGGATATCGGCCTGGAAATGCTGCAGGCGATGCAAGTGACGATCAACGACGCGGCGTTGCTTTCGCTGTTTCAGATTTTGGTCGACGCCCCACAAATGACCGCGACCGAAGTGCGCGCGCGGATGCAGGAAAAGGGGCAGCTTTTGGCCCCGACGGTTGGCCGGGCGCAATCGGAGTTCCTGGGCAAGCTCGTGGAG